GCTAAATTAATTAAAGAAAAAGAAAAAGTATCTACAACTAAAAGAGATGAACACCCAATAGAAGATTCTTCTTTTCACCCCAGAGAGAATTGGGAAGCATGGAGAGATATTAATATGAAAACACTAGGCAAGTATAAATTTGTTGCAGAGTTTCAGAAATGGATAGCTGCTAACAATGAATACATAATGGAGTATGCCAAGACAGACAATGATAGTTACCAAGTTTTAAAACAATTTATAAACACTAAAATGAAAGGATGTGCAGAATGAGTAAACCAGAGTTTGGAAATAGTAAGATAAAGATTGTTAGTAATATGACTGTAGATGATCACGTTACTGCAAGCTGTTGGTTAAATGTAACGGATGAGGAACTAGCTAAAAGAATGGTTGAGTATTTCTCTGATACAAATAACTCTAAGATAAATGTAGTCATACAGAAAAGAACTGGTGAAGGATATAACACAACAAAGATTGCTAGTTTTAATTTGTTTGTTAATACACCTAAAGAAACAACAATAGAAAAAAAGGTAGATACAAATGGACTACCCGCATAAAGGTTACTTAAATTCCGCAGAAGCGATAAAGGCTTTGTGGGGTGAAGAGATTAATGAAACTAATCGTAAAAGATTAAGGAGATTTATAGATGCCGGATATATCAAAGCCTACAGAACAGGAGAAAGAGGAAGATGGCATATCCCAAGAGCAGAAATCCAAAAGGTACAAGGAAAAAAGAATACTGCTGTGGGCAACAGAAACAGAGATTAGTATTCTTATAGGTAACGAGCTTTATAATAAGCCTGTTGATAAAGAACAGTTGTTAAACCTTGCCCAGATGTTTCTGAGCAAGGCTATCAACTATGATGATTTTTATAAAGACTTTGAGTATACTGAAAATGACTTTAAAGAGTAAATGCTGCATCAAGTTTTGCTGCATCTTCTGCATTACGCTTCTTGTCATCTAACCAATGACCATACACTTTTCTAGTCATCTCTATAGATCCATGCCCCATAAAACTAGTTACTTTGTGTAAGTCGTCTCCATATGTTTGTAAAAGTATAGAAGCATAGAAGTGTCGTAGGTCATGCCATTTTATTCTAGCTACCTTACCTAGTAAGCAAGCAGTATCTAAATTATCTCTAAGGGTTTGCCCATATATTCTTTTATCATCTTTACCAACAAATACTAACGCATCATCTTCTGGTCTACCACTAGCCATACGCAGTTCTTTAAGATCCTGAGCTATACTAGGAATGAGGGGTACTATTCTCTGACCATTCTTAGTTTTTGTATGTCCAATAGTTCCAAACAGTTGTATACTTCTTGATACAGTAATTGTGTTGTTATCAAAGTTTATATCTTTCCAACGCAACTCTCTTAACTCGCCTTGTCTTAAACCAGTAAATGCAGCAAACTTTATTACAAGTTTATATTCTGGTTTAGCATGACTAATTATCTTCTCTATATTTTCTTTTGATATACGAATAGCTTTGTTATCTTCTGCTCCATGTTTTTGTTTTGGAAACATTGTAGAGCCTATTGCATTTTCATGTGTCCACTTTCTTTCATGGAAAAAAGTAAATATATTTTTAAAAGAGTAATACAAACCCTTCATTGTTTTATGTGATATATCCATTGCCAATATCTGAGATATTATTTCTTGAGATATAGAAGCAGGACTTCTTGGATGAGTAACTAGTTTATCTAGATCCCATTGTTTTATAGTTTTACCTTGCACTATAATCTTTGCTAATTTTTCAGCAATGTTTTCTTTGTGTCTTAACTCTTGTCTTAGAAACTCTCCTTGTGTGTATCTAGTTTTTTGATAAGCATACCATTCAGCTATGCCTTTATATCCTGATACAGTAGTTGGTATATACTGATCTTTAATATATTCTTTCCATTTAATATCAGCAAACTTTCTAGCTTGCTCATAAGTTTTAAAAAACTTGCGACCACCACCTATCTTTTCTAATAAAACAGCGTAAGTGTTTCTATCTTTTCTTTTAGTAACTTTTAACATTTATACATCCCTCCAAAAAGTTCCGTATAAATATACTGATAGACCTTTTCTATATTCTTTTAAAGAATTGCGAATTTCTTTTATTTCATAATTAATACTTATAAAATCCCAGTCAGTTGTCTTTAACATTTTAGAGTATTTATTATTAGATAGTTTTAATAAATTTGTAAAATAAGCTAGTGCATTTTTTTCTACTTGTATTCTTTTATTATAATATTTAATACTGTGTTTTTTTTCTTCTATTGGATTAACGCCAGTATTATCAAAATATTCTTGTTGTTGTTTTGTTAATTTTGTCATTCAGACCTCCTATTAATTTATAATAAGAGTATATATTATTGACAGATAGAGTCAAGTTACCCGTGGTGGATAGTGTACCAAAACTGTACCAAGCACCCTCAAAGGTGCAGAAAAGCTGGCGTCCCCAACGGGAATCGAACCCGTTAAATATTTGTATAAAAAGGTTAGATTTATAGGGGTTACAGAGATTATAAATACCAAGATAGATGGTTATATTACCATAGTTATATGATACTTTACTGTACCAAATCTGTACCAAATCTGTACCAATATTAACCAGACTTTTTAGGTCTACCTCTTTTGCGTTTCTTGCGAATCACTTTGTCTTTACACTCGCATAGCTTACCCACTAATCTTTTTTTTATTCTACTAAATAGGTTTTTTATTTTGTTTATAATTAACATTTCCATCTCCTTCTTGCTTGTCTCAATCTTGAGTTAGGGTTCTTTGCTGCCTTCGGAAACTGCTTCATCTGTCCTGCACTTCTAGCACAATATGACTTTCTTCTCTTAGCTGCTGCACTACCTTTTTTTACTTTGCCAGTAACAGCAGTTTTTAGTTTAGACCCGGGATTATCTCTTCTATATTTTTTAACACCTGCCTGTGTCATACCTGCACCAGACTTAGTAGATCTATAATATTTTTTGCTGCGAGGAGGTTGTTTGTCAGCCATTACTTTTTCTTCTTTTTCTTTTTAGGAAAACCAGCTTGCATATTTGCATATGCCTTTGGACTAATAGTTGATTTCTTTTTACTGCGTGATATTCCTTTTTTCTTTCTTGCATTTATGTTTGCGTATAATCCTCTTTTAGCCATTATGATCTCCCCATTTTCTTTTTCTTTTTTGATGCAATTATTTTTTTCTTTAGTGCTGTTGGTAAAGTTCTTTGTTTACCTTTTAATGCACCATTCATAGGTTTCTTTTTTTTGCCATAAGCCATGTTATTCTCCTTTGCTAAAATTGTTAAAAACTTCTGCTACTCTTTCACAACGATTCTGAGTTTGTTGAAACCATTTTGAATTTCTACACTCTGCTGCTGCCATCCCATATCTTCCATTCTCGATATGATCTAATGTTTTTTTAAACTGTAATAGTTTTGGTACACCTAACTGGTATGCCATGTTTGCTAATGCTATCTTAATACCAGCCCCGGGAACTTCTGGATCTATGAGCAATCCATATCCCAAAGTAAGTTTGTTTTCGCTGCATCGATATGGTATGTGTTTACCATCTTGCATCTTACTGCCTTCTTCTTTCTTAATAACTTCTAGTAGTTCTTTAATCATGTATTGCTCCTTTACTTTTTAAACTGTCCAATAGATTTCAAACCAAAGCTTGCACCAATACTTGCAAGTATTCCCCATGACAACCAGTCAGGACAATCCTCTCTTAGAAACTTAAATCCATCAGATAAGTATGGTTGGCAAGCAGGAACAAAACAGGCAATAATTATTCCACAAAACAATAATGTCCATAGTTCATCCTTCCAACTAGATGCAGAAGCATCCATTGCTTTCTCTTCCCAGTTCGCATCGCTTTGTACTTTCTTAGTAGTAGCTTCTATCTTTGCAACTTCTAGTCTTTGTTTTGCTTTTGCTTTCTCTGCTCTGTTTTTTAAAAATGTTGTTGCTATGTTGCCTATTGGCCCAAGTAATGCTTGTAACATATTAATCCTCTACTGTTATGGTTGTATTATCTAAATGTTTTTCATCTTTTTCTTTTACGCTTTGAGCTATACCCGGCCCTTCGTTGACACATATAAAATAATATTTCTCCATAGTTTCTGGATGAAACATTAAACAATCATGCGACCTTGCTTTTTTTATAGTTAATAGATAAGCAACAAATAAATAAAATAAGTAGACAGATACGAGACCAAAGACTCCAATAAAAGAATACTCCATAAGTTTTCTTCTTTTTTCCTGCTGCTTATAAATCATTTCTTGTCTTTGTTTTCTTATCTTTGCTTGCATCTGCAACAGCTCCTGCCAAGCATTTGGGCCTAGAGTAAACGATATATATTGGCGAAGCTCTGCTTCCATAGCTTGTGCTTTTTTTTTTGCAGCGAATGCGTTTAATGCTTCTTCTTCAACACTTGCTCCTACAAATATTTTTTTAAAGATAGGTGGATTCTTAGCCTGCTTCTCTGCTTGGTTAATATCGGAAATAGCACCCATCCATTTACCCATATCTCCATACATAGAATCTAAATCTCTACCAACTTCAAAGCCTTTTTTTATTGTATTGAATGCAGCAGTAGCTATTCCTAATGCTGATATTGGATCAATCATTTTATGCCTATAATGTGTAAAATTACGAACCGTTTAAATGGCCCAGTTTGATTCTCGAGGTAGTTTAGTACCTCCTTTTTTAAATGTTATTTCTGTATTTTTAGGTTATCAACTTTTTCATTCAATG